ATGGAACATCTTTCAAACGTCGAGATTCACGCGGTTCTGAGCCAGGCGAAAGCCTCGCGCGATCGCGACTGGCTGATGATCCTGGTTGGCTTTTGGCACGGCCTTCGCGCGAGCGAAGTCGTGGCAATCACAGCCGGTTCGATCGTCGACAGGCACCTCACCGTAGCTCGATTGAAGGGCTCGCTGAAGACAGTGCAGCCGCTGGTCGCGCACGCGGATCCGCTCCTCGATGAGGCCACCGGTCTCTTTGAATACGCGGCGGAAATGCACTCCAATCAAAAACTCTTCCCCGTCTCGAGAGTGCAGTTCTATCGCCTCTTTCATCGCTACGCGCTGGCCGCCGGCATCGCGGCGCGCAACGCTCACCCGCACATTTTGAAGCACTCGATCGCGATGCAAAGTATAGGGACTGCTGGGATTGAGAACGTGCGCCAGTACCTCGGGCACAAGTCCCTCAGCTCGACAGGCGCGTACCTCGTCGTCGACGACCTCACAGCTTCGGCGCGCGTGACCGCGGCGGCCGGCGCGACCCCAGCGCATTGATTGATTGATTCTGAGCGCACGTTTTCAAAAGGACTGAACCCATGGCAGGACGCGGCGGAGCGAGATCTGGAGCAGGACGGAAGGCGAAGCCGGTAAAGCCGGCGGCTGTCTCGAAAGGCGTGGCCGACGAGATCCTCACGTTCCTCGCGCTCGATAAGACGAAACACCCTAAGAAATGCCGGTGCCTGCTGTGCCGCTGGCGAAGGCTTGCCGACGCGCTGGATTTACGGCTGCGCTTCCAGGTCGAGAAATCGTTGCTCGATCGGACGCTCGGGCTCCCAGCTCAAACGGTCGACAACAAACACTCGGGCAAGGTGACCCTCGAGGGCCTGGTGTGTGGCGAAAAGGAAGAGGATTAAGTGCACATTCAAACGATCACGTTGAAGATCTTCTCACCAGGCAACAAAAAGGCTGACACCCAGCGGATCGTCGCCGGGCCAGGCCGCCACTTCACCGCGGCCAACATCGAGACGATCCTCGCCAAGGTAGGCGAGAAGGTGGACGCAGAGTTCCCCGATCAGTACCGGCTGGTCGCGATCGGCCCCGCCGCGTTCAACTTCGTGCGCACCGACACCGACATCATCCCCGCCAAGTGACAACTGAAGCACAGCGCAGAGCGACGGCGCGGATCCGCGAGTGGAAGCTCGATCCAGTAAAGTTCGTGCGCGACTGTATCCACGCCGAGCCTGACCCCTGGCAGCTCGACGTGTTGACGCTGATGGCCAGGCCTGGGCGCAAGCGCATCGCGATGAAGGCCTGCGCAGGCCCCGGCAAGAGCGCAGTGCTAGCGTGGGCCGGCTGGCATCGGCTCGCATGCTTCGCGGCGCCGAACGAACACCCCAAGGGCGCGGCCGTCTCGATCACCGGCGAGAACCTGCGCGACAACCTATGGGCAGAGATGGCGCGTTGGCAGAACGAGTCGCCCTTCCTCCTGCAGGCCTTTCAGTGGAACGCGCAGCGCATCACCTCAAGGGACCATCCGGAGACCTGGTTTCTCGCGGCGAAGGCCTGGGCGAAGTCCGCAGATCTCGAAGCGATCGGCCGCACGCTCTCCGGACTGCACGCCCGGTACCCGTTCTACCTGATCGACGAAGCCGGCGACATTCCCCCCAACATGATCAAGTCGGCCGAGCAAGGACTCACATCCTGCGAAGACGGGCTGATCATCACCGCCGGCAACACCACGTCGCAGACCGGGCTGCTCTACGAAGTCGCTGTTCGCGGACGCTCGCAGCTCGACGCAGATGGCAAACCGATTTGGGAAGTCGTGTCGATCACCGCGGATCCAGACGATCCGAAGCGCACACCGCGCGTCCCCGTCGAATGGGCGCGGCAACAGATCGAACTCTACGGCCGCGAAAATCCCTGGGTCATGGCTTACGTCCTCGGGCTCTTTCCGCCAGGCTCGATCGACGCGCTGCTCTCGGCCGACGACGTCGAGAAAGCGATGAACATCCACCCCAGGCCTGAGCAGTACTCCTGGGCGCAGAAGCGGATCGGCGTCGACGTCGCGCGATTCGGCGACGACAGGACGGTGCTTTTCCCGCGGCAGGGGATGGCCTCGCTCACTCCCAGGGTCATGCGCCACGCGCGCGACTCGGCCGTCTCGGTGCACATCGCCGGCGCCGTGATGGCGAAGAAGATCGAGTGGCAAGAGAAGGATCTAACCTACGGCGAGGAAGAGATCCTCGCGTTCTTCGATGACACGGTGGGCTGGGCTCACGGCGCCGTCGACGTGATGAGGGCTGCTGGCCACGTGGTCTACGCGATCCAGTTCAACGGACCGGCAAACGACCCGCGCTACTTCAACCTGCGCGCCGAGATGTGGATGAAGATGGCCGACTGGATCAAGGCCGGCGGTTCCCTGCCAAACATGCCCGAGCTCGTGAGCGAGCTGAGCGCGCCCACGTATTTCTTTCACAATGGGAAGTTTCAGATTGAGTCGAAAGACCAGATCAAGAAACGGCTCGGCCGGTCACCGGATCTCGCCGACGCGCTGGCGTTGACGTTCGCGATTCCTGACATGCCAGGCGGAATGACCAAGCTGCCGGGTGCAGGACGGCACGCGGCGCCGAAGCCGTACGATCCCTACGCGGCTATTTGAGGCGGAGCACGCCGTAGGGGAGATCCTCGTCTGTGCGCAGTGTCACGCCCATGAACAGGGGCTCTGGCGTGGGGATGCCACACTCGCTCAGAAGATCGCGCAGGCTCCTGGAACTGAGTTCGGCGAAGCTGACTCTCGTGTTCCTCATCGCGTTGGCGTCCTGGATCTGCCTCGTGAACTTCGTCTTGAGCGTATCGCATGGGCGAATGTCTTCACGCCGCATCTCCGCTTTGAGGAACGCGTCGATGTAGTCGGCAGTCTCTTTGGCGAGCTCCTTTGAACCGTTGCCGTACTGGTAACTGCGCAGCGCGTGGTAAGCACCCGTCAGGGCGTTGATGAGATCGTCTCTCATTTCCATGGCGAGCCTCTCCTTTCTCATTTCCATGGCGAGCCTCTCCTTTCGCCAGGCCTCGGCGATCATCACCGCGACCGGAATCACTTCAGCAGGGTCTCAACTTCGTGCTTCGCGGCCTGGCCGATCTGGTAGGGCATCCACTCGCAGTAGTCCATCGCCGGCCTGGTGGGGCGAGTGGGCTCGTCGCTGCCTTGATAGAGGAGCACGAACTCCCGGCCGTTGCTGTTGCCGCTGGCGTTGAAGACGGCGAGATTCACCAGCGTGTTCGTGTGGACGGCGCAGATGATCGCCGCGAGAGTTATCTCGTCTCCGCTGTCAGGAACGAACGCCGGGTGGAACCACACCACGCGGCCGACTGTTGGCTTGATCATGTTCAGACCTCGTCCCAAGGATACCCGTAACGGACAAACATGGCCGCAAGCTCGGGACCATGAACAAGTTTCTGAGCATTTGCGCGCTGGTCTTTGCCTGCGCAGCCGCTGCAGCACAACCGACACCGACCCCGCCCTATCTTGCATGCCCCACCGGTGTTATCGCAATCTCGGGCGGCGTGACGACTTACGGGCCAGTGTGCGCGACGGCTGGAGTCATCCAGGCCGGCGTGGGCGGCGCTCAAACGACGATCAATGGAACAGGCACCACCTTTCCGGACGGGACCGTGCAAACCACGGCCGCGACGAATGGCGGCGGCGGAACGACGACGGGCTCGACGAGCTCGGCGCAGGTCAATGAAATCGACAACCTGGCGGCCGCACAGAGCGTCGCCGCCACACGTCCGCTGGGCGGAACAGGCTCGACCCCCTCGAAGAAAGACTCGACCAACTGCCTCTCGGCCTGGACGTCGGCCTCAGGCTACGCGGGCTCCGGACACCGTTACTGCACGCTGGCTCAGATGAACACCGCTCACGCAGCGCAGACCGCGGCCTCGCACGCTGTCGACAGCTACAGCTACATCACGCTGACGCAGGCGAACGCGGGCTCGATCTCTCCCGTGAACTCGAACGGCGCCGGCGGATCCGATGCCCCGTCCACCATGACCACGGAGTACGGCGAAACAACCTACGACAGCCTCTGCAACAATGGCCTGCTGACCGCGGCCACGAACATCCCCAACCTCTCGCTTCCAGCGTGCGGCACCGGGATCACAGCTCTGCTCGCCGAGACAACCGATGGCACCTACGGCGCCGCGTCGACACTCTGGCCTACGAACTTCCCCACAACGCAGGCCGGCGCGTCCGACCACTGGATGCGCTCGGGCATGTTTATGATGCCCACCGTCAGCGCCACGAGCCGAATCGAGTTTGATATCAACAAGTCCGACTCGAGCGGAAGCTACGAAGGGCCAGGGACCTCCTTCAACATCACCTCCGGCCGCATGGATTTCCTGCCCCAGGCAAACTACTTCATCGGGCACGGCACCTGCTCCGGCACATGGTGCCCGCTCAACCTGAACCTGCAAACCGGCTCGACCGCGATGACGGGCTGCCCTGGCGGCAGTGGGGCCAACAGCTGCGCGCTGACCAACGGCCACTTCTACGCGTTCATCGAGAAGGGCCACCTGCCAGGGACAACGGTCACCGAGCACGAGTCGCAGGACGGCAAGACGATCCCGCGCACGGTCTATCAGTACGACGAGTTCGACATCGCCGACTGCGGGACCAGCGGAACCAGCTGCCCGGCTGATTACTCGCGTTACACCCTCACCGATCCAGGCAACTCGAACGCGCCGCCGCAAGGCTACGACGTGCAGTACGGCTGGCCCCAGGGCTTCGACACCCAGTGGCAGCTCTACCCGCAGACGGTCTCGACCACGGCCACGCTCCACATCATCAACGACGTGACGCAGTGGTACCAGATCGTCAAAGGAACCAGCACCACGAACTACGCGTCGGCGCCGGCCAACCTGGGCGACTTTGAAGGGAACTCGAACACCAACAACTCCGACAGCTCGGGCGGCGACTCGACCACGCTCGCCTGCACCGGCGGCGTGAGCTACGACCTCGGGTGGTTCGTGTCTTCGGCCGCCAGCTTCAACTTCAACGCTGTCGGCGACACCTGCACGGCGACGCTGCCGGCCTCAGAGACGACGCTCACCCAGCGCGCTTACCTCGGAACAAACCAATTCTCCACCTCGTCGACCGGCTCAGCGCAGCTGCTCGATTTCATCAGCGGAACACACACCGTGCTCGAAGTCTACGAAAACGACGGCGCCTCAAACCTCACGCTTTACCTGCCCGTCTCGGCCACGGCGGCGGCCCTGAGCTGCACGCTCGACTCAAGCACCGCGGCCCAGGCCACCGTACTCAACAACGAAGACTACTGGGACATCACCTGGCACGCCGGCACATCGACGACCACTGGCTACGTGCAGGCCGCATTCGACGGCGCCGCGCCGACGGCAGCGAACTGCAGCTGGCTGGGAGCGGGCATCAACACAACCGTCTTCAGCTGGGGCACCGCGACCGGGATCTCGACGGTCGAGTTCGGCTACATCTCCGACTCGGGCTCGGTGTCGACCAACAACTTCGACATCGACATGTTCGGCCTGTCGAGCGGCACAACCTTCCTCGGCGCCGGCATTCCGGTGAACACCACGGTCAGCACCTACCAGTCGAACCTGAGCGTCACGCAAAGCACGGGAGGCCTGGACGTGTCCCCAAGTCCGTGGTCGATGCCAGGGATGACCCTGAGCCTCGAGCCGGCCACCTACCTGGCTTGCTACACCACCGGAGGCGCCCTGGGGCACTGCGCGACGGCCCCGATAGGAACGCCGCCAACGTGTGGATGCACCGTCCCATAGGGTACCCGTAAGAAGGAAACCCGACCCTAAGCTCGGGTTCATGAGCACACCCTCCATCCGGCGGGTCAGTCACCTGGCGATCCTCTGCGCGCCCAACGCGCAGCAGTTGATCGACGAGTACGCCGCCGAGTGCTCAAACCGTCTCATCGGCCCGATCGCCCAGCAGCCCGAGATCTACGCGCAGCTCGAGGCCTCGGGCATCATCGCCTTCCTCGGCGTATATGAAGCCGACGATGAGCTGATCGGATTCGGCTCCTTCGTGACAGCCGTGCTGCCCCACAACGGGCGAAAGATTGCGAGCTCGGAAAGCATTTTTGTGACCCGCGACCATCGCTCCATCGGGACCGCGCGCGGGCTGATGAATGCCCTCGAAGACCTCGCCACGGAGAGCGGCTGCGTCGCCTTTTTCTATATGGCGCCAGATGAAAGCCAGTTCGCCAAGCTGCTCGCAGCGAGCCACTCCTACACCCGCACCAACGTGGTCTATTGCAGGAGCTTGGCATGAGCGGCGAGCTGCACCCACTTCTGCGCGATCGCGATCACATCGAGGTCCAGCCCTTCCGGCTGGCTCCGCGGCGCCACGAAGACTTTGTGACCTACGAACAAACCAGCATCCGGATCCCCTCGGTAAGCGCCGAGGAGCTGGTCCGGATCCGACGCTTTGAACTGGCGAGGTCGAAGGAAGAGCAACTCCCGATCGCAACCGGGCACGTTCTCCACGGCGGCATGTACGCGAGGACGGTGCGCCTGAAGGCTGGCATCGTCATCACCGGCGCCCTGATCAAGCGAGCCACGCTCCTGGTGATCCAGGGCAGCGTGCTGATGCTGCTCAACGGCAGGCTTCAGGAGTTCGAAGGCTACAACATCATTCCCGCGGCTGCAGGCCGCAAGCAAGTGTTTGTGACGCGCGGCGACGTCGCGATGACGATGATCTTTCCCACCAAGGCCCGCACCGTCAAAGGCGCCGAGGCCGAGTTTACGAACGAGGCCGAGCTGCTGCTTTCGCGGCGCGATCCGAACCTCGACACCATCACCATCACCGGAGAGTAGAGACAGGTCGTTAGGCATGAGCCGCATCACGAAGCTGGTCATTTACGCGAGCGAGGCCGAGCTCGAGAGACACGCGGCCGGCTACCCGTGCCTGGTCAACTACAGCCCTTTCACGAAGACAGGCGAGATCGACGACGGGTGCGGCCACTACGCCCACCTGACATTCGTCGCAGCGGATCCAGAGAGCGCGGCCCCGAAGCTCCCAGCTGACAAGTTCGACAACGTCGAGTTCGTGGGCTTTCCCATGCCGACGGACCTCACCACCTAGGAGCAAAGCAATGTCGGGAATCACCACAGCAACAGCGATCGCGCTCGGCTCGCTCGTCATGGGCGGCATCGGCACCGGCGTCGCCGCGTACAACGGCGTCAAGGGCCAGGAGAACCAGGACAAGTCTCTGAAGGCCCAGACCACAGCCACGCAGACGGCCGAAGCGAGCGCGCTCTCGACCGAGCGCAAGTCGGAGGTGGCCGACAACGCCGCCAACCAGAAGGCCCCCGACATTTCATCGATCCTCTCGCAGGCCGCGAACTCTTCGAAGGCCGGCATCGGCTCGACCATGCTTACCGGCGCCGGCGGAGTTTCTTCAGGCTCCCTCAACCTTGGCAAAAGCACGCTGCTGGGAGCATAGATGCCCGACAACAATTTACTGAGACTGCAGGCAATCCGACGCTGGGGGCAGCTCCAATCGGAGCGCTCAAGCTGGTGGTCGCACTGGCAGGAAATCACCACCTACATCCTTCCCCGCAGCGGCCGCTACTTTCGCCAGGACCGCGACAAGGGCAATCGGCGCAACAACAACATCTACGACAACACGGGGATCCGCGCGCTGCGCACCCTGGCTGCAGGTCTCATGGGCGGCGCGACGTCGCCGGCTCGGCCGTGGTTTCGCCTCGGCACGCCCGACCCCGACATGAACGAGTTCATGCCCGTGAAGCTTTGGCTTGACGACGTGTCGAAGCGCATGCACACGGTCTTCCAGAAATCGAATACCTACCGCGCGCTGCACCAGATGTACGGAGAGCTGGGCGCGTTCGGCACCGGCGCCTCGATCATCCTGCCCGACTTCCAAAATGTGATTCACCACTACCCGCTGACCATCGGCGAGTACGCGATCGCGACCGACTCCAAAGGGAACGTGTGCACGATCTATCGCGAGTTTGAAATGACGGTCTCGGCGATTGTCAAAGACTTCGGCTACAAGAACTGCTCGCCGACCGTGCGCGGCCTGTTCGATAGGGGCATAGGCCTCGACCAGTGGATCCCGGTGATCCACGCCATCGAGCCCAGGGCGGACCGCGATCCGCGCATGAAGGACGCGAAGAACATGGCCTGGAAGTCGATCTACTTCGAGCCAGGCGGCGACGCCAACCTGCTGCTCCGGGAGAGCGGCTTCAAACAGTTTCCCGCGGTGTGCCCGCGCTGGGACGTGGTGGGCGGCGACATCTATGGCAACTCGCCAGGCATGGAAGCCTTGGGCGACGTCAAGCAGCTGCAGCACGAGCAGCTCCGCAAAGCGAACGCGATCGACTATATGTCGAATCCGCCACTCCAGGTTCCAACCAACATGAAGAACCAGGAAGTGAACCGCATGCCCGGCGGGATCACCTACCTCGATCCCGGCGCCGGCGGTTCCGTAATCAAGAGCGCGTTCGATGTGCACCTCGACCTCGAGGATCTGCTCGCAGACATTCGCGACTGCCGCGGCCGCATCAACTCCGCGTTCTTTGCCGACATGTTCATGATGCTCGACAACAACACCAACCCCAACATGACAGCGACCGAAGTGGCCGAGCGCCACGAAGAGAAGATGCTGATGATCGGGCCGGTGCTCGAGCGGCTTTCAAATGAGCTTTTGTATCCGCTGATTGAGACCACGTTCACGCACATGCTCGAGGCCGGCCTGGTACCGCCGCCGCCTCCGGACATGCAAGGGCAGACCCTGAACGTCGAGCTGATCGGCATTCTGGCCCAGGCGCAGCGCGCCATCGGCACCAACTCCGTCGACCGCTTCGTGCAGTCGATGGGCGTCGTTGCGGAGATGAAGCCAGAAGTCACAGACAACTTCGATCCCGACGCGTGGGCCGATTCCTACTCCGACATGCTGGGCGTCGATCCGAAGCTGATTGTCGCGGGGCCCCAGGTCGCAATGATCCGCCAGGCGCGCGCCAAAGCTCAGGCCGCGCAGGCTCAGGCCGCGCAGCTGGCACAGCAGGCGACCACAGCGAAGACCCTGGCACAGGCGCCCACGCAGGGCGGCCAGTCGACCGGGCTCGACGACATGATGAATCAATTTTCAGGCTACGGCTCGCCGAGCTAAAAGGAGCACCACGTGAAGAAAGTAATCTTGCTGTTCGCGGCGATCGCGCTCGCGCTCGGGACCGCCCAGGCACAACAGGGATTCATCCACGGCAACGGGGATCCTCGCAACCTCTCTCCCGCGCTCACGCCCAACTGCGGCCAGGCCCGGTTCTACATCGACGACACCACAGAACAGATGTACACGTCGGCCCAGGGGTCGCCGTGCGTGTGGACGCTCGGGAACACCGGCGTCGCTTCGGTGAACGGCCTAGCCATCACGCCGTCCAGCGTGAACGGGGTCTACAGCGCGGCCAACTTCGGCTTCACTTGCGATGGCGCAGCGCACGAGCCGGCGAACTCGAACGCCTTCGCCGCAATCAAGACCTTCGCTGGCGCGCTCACGGCCGGGCAGAGTGCGGTGGTTAAATTCCCGCCGGGCTCGACTTGCCTCTACGCGGCAACGCCCACAGCTCTCCCGACCGCGAACTTGACGCTCGACTTCACTGGCGTGCGCATGAAGTTCACCGGGACTGGGCCCATGGTCGACCTGTCCGTGGCGGGCTCGGAAGTGGACGCATTCAACATCCTCGGTGGAATTTGGCAGGGCAACTCCGGAGCCACCTACGGCTTCTGGCAGGACTCGACCACAGGGGCCCTGGCGCGTTCGATTTTCACGCCCGAAAACGTTCAGGACGTGACCGTGGCGGCCTTCTACCTTCCCAACTACGAGCTGAACCTACTCACCAATTTGACAGCCTCCGCCAACCTGGCCGTCCAGGCGGGAGTTGCGCAGACCACGACCCCGCAGTATGGCGTGATCCTAGGCGACCCTGCAGTGACGAACGGCTTTTTTTCCAACAACCGCGTCGTCAATCTGACCATCGAAGGAGAGACCCTCCTCGGGGTGTGGTGCAAACGCTGCCAGAATCAAAATCACTTCTTCGGGACCGCCGAGAACGTAACCTCGTCCAGCGGCACCGTTGGGGTCGGCCTCAAGGACTACACCACCGTCAACGACAACTGGTCTTCCGCCAACACCTTCTCTCTCGATTTGGAAGGGAACGGGGTCGCGGACGCCGACATCAGCGGGACGTCGGAAACGTTCCTGAGCAACATATCGCTCGGCACTTTCAACATCCAGGGCGGCGGCGGCGCGATTGTCGGAGGCGAGTACCAAACCGTCGCTCTGAGCGGATCGCGCGAGCCTTGGAGTCTCACGAACTTCTACTACAACGCAGAGCAGACCTCGGGCACCGTCTCGGGCTACGCCTGCACCGACGTCGTAAGCGGCCTGTGGAACAGGGTGGGAGGGCTGACCCTTTTGAGCCCCCCGTGCGCTGCAAGCTCGACCGCGGTCAGTCTCGCACCGGCCTTCGCCAATGCGGTGTCGAACCAGAAAGTCGACCTTTACTTCCCAGCCGCCGCCGGCTTCTCCGGCAAGCTTTTAGTCACTCTCTCGGACACCTACCAGAACGCGGACAACGCCGGCGCACTCACCAAGCTGATCGCGTTCGATGAAGTCGGCGGCTCGATCTACGGGCTGGTGTCGCGTTACACAGAAGCGATGGGCGGCCTGGCAGCCACCTACGCGATCGACGACGCGACCTGGGACTCAACGAATGGAAGGCTCCGCGTCCGCATCGCCTGCTTGATCGCGGCGAATTGCAGCACTTCTCCGAACCTGGTGGTCAACGTCACCGCTCTTTCAGACTCCCCGGCGTCTCTGCTCGCTGCGGGCGCCTTGGCCGAGACTGCCGTTTACACGACGGACACGACGGTGTATCCCACGCCTCTGGTTTCCTACCCAGGCCTTCCGACGAGCGCCGGAAGCGGCGGCCTTTTTGTGTGCGTTGATTCAACCGGGCACCTTTACCAGAAATCGACCTGCCCATAGCGCAGCGCGAAGCTCGGGGCAAGCGATACCCGTAACGGGTTGAGCCAGCCTGAGACTCGCATTGTGAACCCCTACGATCCAACCGACCTCAGGGGGCAGGAAGTCAGCCGGGAAGATGAAGCGAACCGGAGACGCCTCGCCGCCGAGAGCGAAGAGCTGGATGTGAAGTGGCTCATGGGCTCGAAGCGCGGCCGCAGAATTCTGTGGCGGCTTCTGGAACAGGCCGGTGTCTTCCGGCTCTCGTTCAACACCAATGCCATGCAGATGGCGTTCAACGAGGGCAACCGCAACTTCGGAAACCGCACCCTGGCCCTGGTCCACAAAACATGCCCTGAGCTCTTCGCGACGATGTTCAAGGAGTCGAACGATGGCAGTAGAAGCGCCGGTGACGGTAACACCTCCAATTGAAGCCGTAGCCGCGCCCGCGGCGGTCGCCGCTGTGCTCCTAGGCACAGAGCCGCCCGCTGTAACAGCAGACCCAGCAGCAACCCCTGAAGCGATCGCAGCCAAGGCAGCAAGCGATGCCCAGGCAGCCACCGACGCGGCGAAGGCAACAGCCGACGCGAAGGTCGCGGCCGACGCACTCGCGGCCAAAGGCGCCCCCGACAAGTACGAGTTCAAGGCTCCCGAGGGGAAGACCTACGACCCGAACCTGATCACGGCGTTTGAAGCTGCAGCCAAGGACTCGAACCTGCCTCAGGATGCGGCACAGAAGCTACTCGACCAGATGTCTCCGAAGCTACAGGAGCGCCAGGCCGAACAGGTTACGGCGATACGCCAGGAATGGTTCGAGGCCTCGAAATCCGACAAGGAGTTCGGCGGCGCAAACCTCGAAGTCAACCTGGGGATCGCCAAGAAGGCGCTCGATGAATTCGGGTCGCCGGAACTGAACAAGCTGCTGGTCTCGACCGGCCTCGGAAGCCATCCGGAGATCGTCCGGGCTTTCTACAAGGCAGGTAAGGCGCTCAGTGAGGACACGTTCGTTGCAGGCGGGAATCGTGGCAAGACCACGGTCACGGCAGCTTCGGTCCTCTACGACAAAACGGTTTGAAGGAGTAACACACCATGGCAGTCCTCCCCGGCAACGCAGGCCACAGCACTCTCATCGACATCGCAAAATCGTTCGGCCCCGACGGCAAAGTTATGGTCGTCGCCGAGCTGCTCAATCAGTCGAACGAGCTGCTCCCCTACATGAATTTTGTTGAAGGCAACATGCCCACCGGCCACAAGGCCAGCGTGCGCGTCGGCCTCCCCACCGTCGGCTTCCGCCAGTTCTACAAGGGCGTGCAGGTATCGAAGTCCGGACGCGCCACCATCGAAGACGTTTGCTGCATGCTCGAAGGCCGCAACGAAATCGACAAGGACCTGGCCGAGCTGAACGGCAACTCTCAGGCGTTCCGCCTTTCTGAGGGCCTGGCCTTCGTTGAAGCGATGACCGAGCAGTTCGCGCAGTCAGTGATCTACGGCAACACCGCGACGCAGAAGGACGGGATCCTCGGCCTGACGCCTCGTTACACCTCGAAGGAAGCAACCTCGGGACAGAACATCATCGACGCCGGCGGCACAGGCGCGACCAACACCAGCATCTGGCTTGTCGTGTGGGGCGAGAACACCGTCACCGGCATCTTCCCCAAGGGCTCGAAGGCTGGGCTGACGCAGGAAGACCTCGGACTGATCGATGCTTTCGATTCATCGAACAACCGCTTCCGCGCTTACGCCGAGATCTGGCAGTGGAAGTATGGGCTGCACGTGAAGGACTGGCGCTACGCGGTTCGCATCGCCAACATCCTGGCAGCCGACCTCACCGGCCAGAGCGGAACGCAGGCCATCACCGCGTCCACCTGGATCAACAAACTGATGATCAAGGCTCTCGCGCGCATTCCCTCCATGGGCATGGGCACGCCGACCTTCCTCGCCAGCCGCACGGTGAAGGAAATGCTCTCGATCGGCGCACTCGACAAGTCGCAGAACGCCCTCAGCTTCACCGAGGCAGTCAACCAGTACGGCACGGTTGCTGCGGGCTCGGTTGCAGGCACAGGCGCGGGCATCCGCGGCGGCCAGCTGATGTTCATGGGCGTCCCGGTTTTGACGGTCGACCAGATCCTCGCCACCGAGTCTCAGGTCACCTAAGGCACTGCTGACCACATAAATTAATGTGGCTGACGACCAGAACTCTTTAACGGCGAGGGCCTCGGCGCCCTCGCAGGAGAAACAAAATGGGCATGCTCGATTCTGAACTGGTACTTTCCGCTGCACAGTCGACCGCGGCTTTCAACGTCGGCGACAATCCGAGCTCGAACGTCTATGACACCGGCTCGGCCTACAACAACGCACAGGACGCAGAAGCTTCGCTGACCGGCGAAAACCTCTGGGTGCGCATCGGCTGCGCAACGCTCTTCGTCGGCGCAACCGCGACCGTGCAGGGAGTCCTGCAATCGTCTCCTGACGACGCGACCTGGACCGATGCCGTGGCTGGCGCCGCGGTGCTCGCAACGGGCGTCGTGGTCGGCCAATATCTGCTCGAGGTTCAGCCTCCCAGCGGCACACAACGCTACTGGCGCACCATCATCAGGGTTGCAGTCGCAAACCTGACGGGAGGCGCGATCGACAGCTACATCTCGAACACGATCGAACACAACATCCAGCGTCCGAGCGGCTTCACGGTCGCCTAAAAGGAACGGCTCGGCGCGAGTACCTTCGATCCCGAAGTTTGGGCGGGTTGCCGGTTATAAAAGCTCGCGTTCGAACAAAGGAACAGCAACATGTGGGTGCGTTCGCTCTGCAGGCACTACGACACCGAGTTCCGTGAAGAGAACGAAGAGTTCGAACACTCGGGGCCTCTTTACGAGCACATCGTCCCGGCCGAGGAAAAGACGGCCCCGCCGCAAAAAGGCGAGCCGGCAAGCCGGGAGCAAAAATCTGCGCGGAAGAAGTAACCGCGTCGACAAGACCGAGGGGCCGAAGCCAACCAGCTCCGGCCCCTTGTTTTATGAGGGACCATGGCTTCATTCGTTGACATCTGCAACGCCGCGCTCTCGCACATCGGAGACTCGGCCAACGTAACGTCGATCGATCCGCCTGACGGATCCGCGCAGGCCGGCTACTGCGCCACCTTCTTTCCCCTGGCCCTGGCCGCAATCCTCGAAGCAGCGACCTGGGGATTCGCGACGGTGCGCTCGACCTCGGCGCCCCTCGCGAGCCCGATCTCGAGCTGGCGCTTCGCCTATGCGTATCCAGCAGGCCTGGTGAAGATGATCAGCGTGCTGCCGGCATGCGCGCTCGATGACTACTCGGCCAACTTCGGCGGCCTCGATCGCGACTGGAGCTCGCCGGCGCCAGACTTCGCGAACCCGGCAGAGAACATGTACATGCCCCGCCCCTACGCGGTCGAGCAGGACGGCGAGGGCAACCAGATCATCCTGACCAACGAGTGCAATGCGGTCCTCCGCTACACCATCGAGGTCTCAGACCCGACGAAGTTCAGCCCGCTGTTTGTGCTGGCGCTCTCCTACCTTGTGGCCTCGATGCTGGCCGGCCCGATCATCAAGGGCGAAGACGGCGTGCAGGTCTCGGCCGCGATGCTGACCAAGTACGAGGCCTACAAAGGCCAGGCCATGGGCTCGGACGCCAATCAGCGGCACATCGTCGTCGAGCAGCGCGTGAGCTGGATGGCAGGCCGATAGATGGCGAGCACGCGGGAATTCAAACCTTCATTTTCGGGCGGCGAACTCTCTGAGGAGATGTTCGGCCGCATCGACGACGGCAAGTTTCAGAGCGGTGCGGCCGCGCTTCAAAACATGATCGCGACCACGATCGGGCCGGCCGAAAGGCGCCCCGGCTTTGAGTACGTCAACATAACCAAGAACAACGGAACCGCACGGCTGATCCCGTTCACCTACTCGCCCACACAGACTGTCGTGATCGAGATCGGCGGCGGCTACTTCCGCTTTCACACGCTGGGCGAGACGCTGCAATACTCGGCGACGCAGCCGGCATTTAAGCAGGCCGCGGCCGTCACCTACACCGTCACCGGGCCGGCCGTCTTCAACTACCCGGCGCACCCGTTCGCGAACGGTGACTCGGTGGTGCTCGCGATCGATCAGCGCGGAGCCTATGCCACGCCAGGCGCCCTCCCCGAGGGCCTCGGCTATGGTCCGTACACTGTCGAGGTCATCGACGCGAACAACTTCTACCTGGCCGACGCGACCGGAGCGCAATGCGCGGTCCTCGCGAATCCAGCCAACAGCGGCCTGATCGTCGAGCCCAACTACGCGATCGGCGACCTGGTCAGCTTCGGCCCCAATGTTTACTACCGCTCCGTGCTCCCACCGAGCGCGATTCCGGGCCCCACAAACGCAACGCTCGACGGAGAGCCCTGGAGCGTGCCTGGATCGAGCGGCGACTGGTACCTCATGCCGGCCGACCTGACCTACGAGATCCCGAACATCTACTCGGGCCCCGACTTGATGGCCATCCACTACGTGCAGAGCGCGGACGTGATGACGCTGGTCCACCCCAACTACCCACCCATGCAACTCGAGCGGCAGAGCGCAACGCTCTGGACGCTCGACGGCATCGTCTTCGGACAAGCCCTGAGCCCGCCCATAAGCGTCGCCGTCGCCGAGACACCTGGGTACCTGGCGAAGATCGCGTCGATCGCAGACGGCACGGGGATCTATGCCGGCTTCGCGCTCATCACCACCGTCGCGAACCACACCCTCGCGATGGGCGACGGAGTCTATCTCGAGGACCTTGACTGGAACCCGCCCTCCGGCCCCGACCAGCCACTCGACGGGTTTTACCTGGTCTCGGCGGTCCCCGTCGACGGCAGCGGCAACCTCATTCCGAACCAGCTCTACTTGATGAACTACAGCGGCGGGAACCTGCTCTGGGAGAGCACGGGGACCTACTCGGCTTACGGATCCATTCAGTACGGCACGCAAATCTTCAACATCACGAACGACTACGTGGTGACGGCCGTGGCCGCGGACGGCATTCAGCAGAGCGCCATCTCGGCCATGGTCTCCGTGCTCAACAACCTCGACGTCGACGGAAGCTACAACACGATCACCTGGGAGCCAGGCCCCGCGGGAGCGGTGCCCGTTTACCAGTTCTACGTTTACCGGAAGCTGAACGGCCTCTATGGCTACATCGGGACCACACTCGCTTCGACGCTCAGCTTTTGCGATAACAACATCGCTGTCGACATGTCGATCACGCCGCCCCTTTACGACCCGGTCTTCGCCTCACCGGGCAACTATCCCGGCGCCGTCTCCTACTTCCAGCAGCGCCGCGCCTTCGGTGGAACTCTCAACCAGCCACAGAACCTGTGGATGACGAAGAGCGGCACCGAAAGCGATATGAGCTACTCGCTGCCCGTGCTCGACACCGACCGCGTGGCCATCGGGATCGCGGTGCGCGAGATGGCGCAGATCGAGCACATCGTCCCACTGCTGCAGCTAGTTCTCTTGACGAGCTCGACCGAGATCAGCGTGAGCCCGATCAACACCGACGTGATCACCCCGTCGACCATCGACCCCCGGCCGCAGTCCTACATCGGCGCGTCGAACGTGCAGCCCTGGATCGTCAACAATTCCCTGCTCTACTGCGCAGCCCGCGGCGGCCACGTTCGCGAGATGGGCTACCAATGGCAGATCGGCGGCTACGTGACGGGCGACATCTCCCTGCGCGCAGCGCACCTCTTCGATGACCTCACCATCGTCGACCAGGCCTTCATGAAGTGCCCCTGGCAGGTGATGTGGTTCGTGAGCTCGAACGGGAACCTGCTCGGCCTCACTTACACCCCGGAACAGCAGATCGGCGCCTGGCACCATCACGTCACCGCCGGCGCGTTCCAATCGATTGCCTGCGTGGCCGAGGGCGCCGAGGACCGGCTCTACGCGATCATCAGCCGCACGGTGAACGGCGCGGCCGTCAATTACATCGAGCGCATGCGCACGCGCAACTACGGCCAGACACCAGCTACCGCGACGGCGCCGGCCAACGATGCGATCCAGAATTGCTTCTTCGTCGACGCCGGCGTCACCTTCGATGGAACCAACACCACATCGACCGAGGTCGCCGCGGCGCCGGCGGCCGACGACGGCGTCATCCTGACCACGGGACCGCTGGCTGGGACCTGGGGCCTGGCCTCGACGGGGGCGATCTTCGCCTACCCCGCGCAGAGCGACGTGGGCAGCTTCCTGGTCCTGACCGGAAGCGATGGCAACATGTACCGGTTCAACATTCAGAGTTCGTCGTCGACGACCGCGGCCGACGCGCTGGCTGTCTCGACCATCCCCGCCGGCGTGACGTTTCCCCCGACCGCGACCTGGTCCTGGGCGCGCAACATTTTTACCGGGCTGAACTGGCTCGCCGGCGAGACGGTCTCGATCCTCGGAGACGGCGCCGTGCAGCCCCAGCAGGTGGTCTCGGCACCGGGCTCGATAACGATTCACGAACCCGGCGGCGGCGTCATCGGCGAGATCATCGTGGGCGGAACGCTCACCCTCCCGCACCCATGCACCGTGGTGACGCTCGGCCTGCCTTACACCCCGTCGATCCTGACGCTGCCCCTGGTGATGCAGATCGATGGCTCGGGCCAGGGCCGAGTGAAGAACATCAACCGCTGCTGGGTGCGGCTCTACCAGTCGAGCGCGATCTTCGCGGGAGCGGCCGGAGCGAGGCCCGTCGAGTACAAGCAGCGCACGACTGAGCCCTACGGCCGGCCGCCAAAACTGATCACCGATGAAGTCGAGATCACGATCCCGGCGAGCTGGGCGAAATCGGGCCAGGTCTACATCACGCAAAAAGACCCGCTGCCGCTGACGGTGGTCGGGCTCACTTTGGAAGCGGCAATAGGGGGATAGATGGACTCGATCGACACAAGCGACGGCCTCGACACACTTCTGACCAGCACCTGGGACGGCATTCAAGGGTTCTTCGGAATCAACGGCCACACCACCGCGAGCCTGAGCCCGACGATGACGCCGGGCCAGGTGAACGCGGCCACGGGCGCGGCGACCATGCGCAACGCCGGCATGATGCTCACGATCATGGGCGGCATCAACTCCGCGATCGGCGGCTACTTCCAGGCCCAGACCCAGCAGTATCAGGACAAGAGCCAGGCCGTCGCGCTCGGCTACCAGGCCGACATGGCCTCGATCAACGCGCGCTCGGCCGAGTACTCGGCTCAATCAACCTTGGAAGCCGGCAAGAGCGAAGTCGCGAAGATGACGATGGAGGCCGGCCAGGCGGCCGCCTCGACCACGGCGACCATGGCCGCGCACGGCATTCGCCTCGGCCAGGGCAGCGCGCAGGATATTACGGCCTCGCAGAATGTGGTGAAGGACATCAACATGTACACCATCGACGCGAACGCCACGCGCGCCGCGGGCCAGCAACGCATCGAGGCGACGAACTACTCGAACCAGGCTCTGATGGACCGGACCAGCCAGGCCAACGCGCTCAGATCGGCGAGCTCGGTGAGCCCGTTCTCATCCATGACGTCGAGCCTTCTGACCAGCGCGTCGGCCGTCGGCCAGCAATGGAACACGAGCCAGCAGGCCAAGATGATGTTCCAGTACTACGGAGGTAGCTAGTGCCCACGGTCCCTGATCAATTTGTGCCCTCGGCAACAACGTCGCCGCTCGGCGTCAATCCCATGTCGGCGACGACCGTCGACCCGATGCGGAACGCGGCGCCAGGGCAGATGCAGCAGTCGGGCGCCGACACGCAGAAGCTCGGCGAAGTGACCAACGACATCGGCGAGCGGATCCAGAACCAGCTCGACAACGCGATGGCCAAGCAAGCCGAGACTGGCTTCATCCAGAAGGTCATGAACATCACCTCAGGCGATGGGACGGCAGCGAATCCCGGCTACCTGAACCTCAAAGGCCAGGACGCGATCAACGGGCTCGCCGGCGCGCAGGCTGCGATCGTTCAAGCCAAGCAGGATGGGGCGGACGGGCTCGCCGACGACTTTCAGAAGTCGATGTATAACCGCGTCACAGCGCAGCACCTGATGAACTTCGGCCGTGAGATGGCCGATCACCACTTCCAGCAGACCGCGCAGTTTTCAGGCGAGTCGGCCATCAACCGCGCCAACACCTACGCAACCAGCGCGTCGAACTCGAGCTCGAGCTACGGCCAGACCGATGCTGACGGCAACGCGACGGGCGACTTTCAAAAGAACCTCTCAGTCGCGTAGCAGGAAACGCTGAACGGCGTGCAGATCATGAAGGGCGCACCGGCCGGCTCAGATATAGCCAACGCCGCGCTGCTCAACCTGCACACACAAGTGGGAACAGGCACGCTCGTGCAGATGATGGACGCGCGGACGCCGTACTCGAAAGTGCAGTCGGTCTACGACGACATGAAGGCCAAAGGCTTCCTCGACGAGAAAGCCACCGACACGCTGGGCAAGATGGTGAAGACCTACACCGAGCAGGAGAGCCTGCGCACCGCAGTGTCGACTAATCTCTCGGACGCGGTGCGAGCGAGCCAGGGCCAGCCCACAAGCTCGACGGGCACGCCCGACTACCAGTTCCCCGTCAAGGGAGGCACCACCACGGCGCAGCCCTACGATGCGGACGCCGGCGGCGTCACAGTGAACATTCCGCAGGGCTCGAGCATCCAGGCGCCGGCGGCCGGCAAGGTTACCCAGGTCGGCAAAGACGACGACGATAACTTCTCGATGAAGATAGAACACGCGGACGGCTCGGTGACGGCATTCACGGGACTCACGGCCTCGAACGTTAAGGTCGGCGACACCGTCGAGCGCGGCGAGGATGTGGCCACCAGCGGAACCGCCGACGGCAAG